CTCCGATCTATCTCAAGCATCGGACCTTATGAACAAGGACGCACTCGAAGTGATTGTGGACGAGCTGGCGAAAGGGCTGAAGTGGCCTTTAGTCATTCGTAAAGGTGTTCAGAGGTCTATCGCGCCAACAGTTATATATTTCCAACATGATAAGAAGAACTCGGCATTCCCATATGGGGTAGAAACATTCGGAACTACTAAAAGAGGTTCACTCTTAGGAGCTCCTATGTCCTTCTGTTTAATGAGCATCTTACACGCCTGGTGCATAAAGGCAGTAAGAAAACCGATGCGCAAATCCTGTATCGAATTCGGTGATGATGCCGTCATTGTGGGTGCTGACAATGACTATGAATCCTATTGCGATAGATTATCGCGTGTTGGTTTCAAGATCAACCAAAAGAAAACACACGTCTCAAAGGACGGATTCATATTTTGCGGCAAGATCTACAGGAAAGCACAAGGGCAGCTCACAAATGCCAAATTATCACGTCTATTAGAAATTAAAGAGGGATGGCTAGATAGACTTGACCTGTTCACTCAATCTCTCGAAGGTCTTCTCGACTGGCAAAAACAGAGAGCCATGAACTTCTTTAAAAGGGATAATCACAACCTTTTACAGACGTTCAAAGACTTCGGCATCCAGCTACATGCTCCAAGAGAGCTGGGAGGCGTTGGACTGCCAGCATTAAAGAAATACAGATATAACAGTATTACTAGATTTAATGCAGCCGTTTGTCTTACGAGTAATAACAAAACGCGAGAGAGAGAGATCGTACGTGACTTCTTAAAGCCATGGACAACAGCCTATCTACCGGAACAAGCCCGTATATTAGTGGAGGATATCTACACACTAACACAACACGTAGAGTTCGATGACAAAGGTCAGGTTCGTTTACGCGATGTCTTACAGAGTTTAGTCGGGAGCGCGTTGTACACTTGGTTCTTAGATGATGAGCAAGAAACTAAGAATGCAACCAAGCGACCGTCTCCATATAGAACAGCGGAGAGAATTGCTAACGTACAGGATCAACTAGTACGAAGCAAGTTCCATAAATTCTCTCCCCTCTTTTACACAAGCCATAGAAAGATAGACCAATACGTTCGTAAATTAAAAGATGTTACGATTTCAAATAAGTCTCTAATAACCCTAGAATTAGGGACGCAATCGCTTCATAGCACCACTAGTGGTGTTATGAGGCGTTCACCCTTAACTGCACAAGTTAAGAGGTTGAACAACTCGGGTCATAAAACCCGAGAATCTAGAGGCACG